TTTTCGTCAAAGGGTTCTATTCTGCATGTATCGCAGTGTGGTTGTTGGGGAGGTTTTCTATTCTCATAAAGTCTTCTACATTCGCCGCAATCCGATGAATAATCAATTGCCCAGATTGCGGCATCTATAAATTTTCTTCGGATTCTTCTTTCTGTTTGGCTCCTGTTTCAGATATCATTTGCAGAACCCGGTTAACGAAGCGAAGGAAAACCTGTATTTCAAGTAATTTCATCTTGCTTTCCCTGGTGCATTCAATGGGAATCCCGGGAGAAGAAAAAGCATTTCTGATTCCGGTAATAGCATAGTCCCAGGCATCCTCGTTTTCCGTTGCAGCCTCATCTGATGGAAGATCAGGATAATATCCAACCCTTTCCATAGATCGACTAATCGGGTTATGTACCATTTTGTATTCTTTCTTTTGATGTTTCCGGCGTTCTTCAAAAAATGGGCCAAAGCTCCTAATTCTGAATTCCGCCGCATCCTCTTCGGGATCATCATAAATAATCTCACCAGAGGAGAGATCAACCCGAGAATTGAAAAACGGAAACCAATCCCCCTGCTCGTCTTTATCAAGATTAAAAACTGTCGTCATAAAACCTCCCTATTAAACCAATACCATGGCCCCACCACTGACCTGAAATTCAAATGAGCATTTAGCCAGTCCATTACGGTCACTCTCGACTGCGTGGCTTTTGGTCACAAGAATGTGCCCACCACTCGCTACCGTTCTATAGCCTGAACTACTCACATAAAATCTCAGACCTCCACTGCCGAACTTAGAGTAGTTCAAACACGCTGAATCGAGAAGGGCCTGGCCTGTAGTATCGCTAGGATCATACAGAACATCCGAAATAGTAATTGTCCCACCATCGGCTGTCAGGAATTCATAAACATTGATATCATCCCCATATTCACTCTTATCCACAACGCTTCTTGATAGCCCGGATATGGTATATTTGCTGGCCCCTAATACTGAATAAGTGCCAACGGTAACTTTATGAAATACTCCGCTTAAAACTGTTGCTCTAGTTGCCATTTTTAAAATACCTCCTGTTGTTTAAATATTTTTCCCGCTTAATGCCGCCTGAATGGCATTTTCTCTTTGTTTCATTTTCATTGATTTATAAAGCCTGTATGTCGAATCATTTACAGCCAGGGTCGTCAAATGATTGGCTGGGACTGATGTATCGACAAATATTTGATATCCCGCTTTTTTAAGATCCCAGCAAAACCCAAAATCCTCTCCAATAATTCCTCCGATTTTCGGGTTAGGATTAGGTCGGAAGTGAAACCATGGAGAAGGCATTTCCCTGAAAACTTTCATGTTGAACATAAGACACCCGGTCCCGGTGGCATCTACTTCTATTAATTCTCCTTCTTCCCATTCATCTATGCTTATATAACCTATCGTCGGATCACCTTTCAAAAGCAATGGATCAAATGGCGGATACCTTCTATAAACAAGCGCACCAATTATCGGTTTTTTATGAAACAATAAATTGGGTATCGTATTTGGATGATACTCCATATCCGTATCCATCATTATAACGTGTGAGCAACCCTCCCTTAATGCCCTATCAACGATATTATTTCTTAAAGCATCGATAGGCCCGTTATCCTCATGAATCATTATATAATCCGGTCTATCCATAACAGCGTAAGAATAGAAAAAGCTAACCGGCACAAATGGAAATGAGCAAGGGATTCCGATTCCAAGTTTGAAATTACTTATTCTCATTTACGAGCCTTTGCAATAACATGGGTATGAATTACCATCCATGCTGGATCTGGTTCCGTATCCTCGATGCTCTCAATTTCAAAATCAGCTTTAATACTGTAAAGATTCCGATATGCCGGGTCAGAATAATAAAGCCATGAGTTCCGATTCCAGAAAGAAACATGTGTCGGATCTTGAAATGCTCCGCGCCCATCTGTTGAAGGAGTCGAACTCTCGAAAATCCCACCCGGCTTTAATACTCGCCAGATCTCTTCAATAACCTGGATCGTTTTACCGTTTGGTATATGCTCAAGGAAATCATCGGCCCGGATCATATCAACCGAGTTATCGCCATAAGGCAATCCATCTAAAACATTGCAAAGCAAATCCGGCTCGACCTCTTCCCTGTTATCAATATTAATGGCACCGGGTATGTGCGAATGTTTCAACCCACATCCCAGATTCAGGCTAATCCCTTTTGGGTCAGGACTTGCATTAATCATTTGATGTTTCCAAAAATTACTTCCCCATTTCTTGGCAAGGTGCTCATCATTCCTTTTGCAGATTTCAAGATAATTGAGATCTCCGGCTTTATCCATGGCGGTGAAGGTCTGAGATCCTTCATGATGTAAATAACAACCATTTATAATGCCAACCTTATGTCCTTTCTCTCTAGCCCGTAAACAGAAATCCACTTCCTCTCCGCTGCATGGCCAGAGACTTTCATCAAACCGCCCTACCTCATCATAAACAGATCGTTTGAAAACCATACAAAATCCGATTATGAAATTGACTTCCTCTATGCTGTCACCGTACCCCTCTGCCCAATCATCGGCGGCTTGATTCAACTCATCTAAATTTTCATAGGTATCAATTTGAACTCTCTGAATCCCAGCACAGAAATTTGTTACAGGTCCGACAATGGAATATCCGTCTAGTGCAGATATTAACTTTCCAGACCATCCAGGAGTTACAAAAACATCGTTATTCAAGACACAGATAATGTCGCCTTTTGCTTCCTGGATCGCCTGGTTGACAGCTACCGGAAATCCTTTATTTTCTTCATTGCGGATAATCTGAATCTCTGTAAACCCACCGAAGGGAGGTTTATAAATTGGCTCCGATCCATTATCAATAATGATCAATTCATAATCCTGTGTATGCTCACGAATTGTATTTATACACTCCGATGTCATCGAATGTTGATTGAATACTGGTATTATGATCGATAGCATAAATATCCCTTTAATCCAAAGAAGTCATAATAGAATAATCAACAGCATAATGCCAAACCTGGACAGTCCCTGCCGGTGTTGTATGATCCTCAACCATTAAAGTGGCGTTTTCCCTTTTCATCCAAATAAGCGTTGAATCTGTTATTTCAAAAGAGCATTCATCATAAAGTGCTTTTAAATGAGTAAACATATCCTCTATTTCTGTTGTGTCATAGATTGTTGATGAAAATAAAGAAAATTGGATAATGACATTCTCAAAATCCTCAGTGTATGTTTTTTCTGGCATATCTGAAACAAGCAGAAAAACTACGTAGGGATATTCCGCACCTTCCGGGGCTCTTCCATTAAATAATCTTCCCGCCACATCATTATAAAGATCGGAACCGACTGCACATTTCGCAAAAATGGCTGTAGTGAGATTCTTCACTTTTCGGCTCTTAGAACTCCAATATCAGCATTAGAATCAATCACGATAATTTTTATTGATTCCGGTAATCTCTCAGATATTGATTTCTCAATAGCCATTGCGATTTCAGCCGCAATCGGATAATTCACTCTGACAATCAGAACATCGTCTTTCTTGATATTCAAGATTTCTAAGTTTTTAATGAATTCTAATTCTTTCATATTGCCTCCTTAACTATTAAATAAATAAACTCATTTTTTTCATCAGGATCAATGCTGGTAATATTAAAATATCGGGTTCCATATTTTATCCGCCACGAAGGAAGTAAAACGCTCCGGTATCTTATCTTGAATTTTTGAATCCTGATCATACTGACCATCATATCTGTCGCTGCCTCATTAGATGATACGGTCCATGCTTTAGCCCAGACGGTGGCAGCATCAATCCAAGTAACAGTAAAACCTCCCATTGAATTTGACGCTTTAGTGGGATACTGGAGTGTGATGCGACGATTTAGTGAACTGATTTGCATTGACTTTTTCTCTATTTTGCATTATCATTTTTTCTTTACGGTTCCCCCTATTGAGGGGAGGCATCGGTACCAGAACCGACCCGGATTATGTAACCGGGACCTTAAATAAATTCATCCCAAAGCCGCGCACTCTGCAAAAGCCGCATGACCGTTTTATTCTCCTGGTAATTCTGCCCGCTCACAATTTGAGCCTCACGATTGGTATATAAATCTAAACAAATCAATTTAATTGCCGCCTTGATCTTGTAGGGCACAAGAGCCCTCGTGGTCCAGCCCGCCACAAATCGGATTACGATAGGGTTGCTTGTATAAGCCGTAAAACTAGGCCAGTTCTCACCATAAGGAAGTACGATTCTGCTAATGCCTTCCCCGTTGGTTTCAACAATATAATAAGTTGAGGCAGTCCCGGTTGCATCGTTTGCAACATAGGCCGTTGTTATATCAAAGGTATTTGTTGCGACATTTGAAATTTCCCAGCCTCCGTTATAACTCGTAGTGCCGGAAACATGAACCATATCCCCATCTGAATAACCATGTGCCGCACTTGTAACTGTTGTCTTTATTCCCGGAGATGTGCCTGAATCGGCAAAGGCTGTAATCACTTTCGTTAAATTAGTTTCTGTACCGTCTGATTCAGTATATTTAATATGCGTAACCGATGCCAGATTCCCAAATGGAAGTTTAAAAGCGTTCGTTGAAGGAAATCCATTAAGATAATAATCCCAAGTCTGAGTAAGTAATGCCCTCCGCGTGATATCTTCAACATACTCTCTCGCTGCCGTAATGATAGCATTTAACAGATCATCCTCAATCGAGGTTGCGATTAGTCGGATAATTTGCGTTCCGAATGTGCAGACATCAGTCAGTACCTTCGCAATCGTTCGGATATATTGCTTAGTCCCTGTATATGCTATTTCTTGTGTTGATGGATCAGTTGCGTCCGTTACCTGGGTAAATCCTCCACCAGACCAGTCATTATAAACTGACCCTGCAAAGGTTGGATGGGCGGCCCCCTGATCAGCCAGCTTCGCCGCAGTTCCCGTTACGCCGATAATCTCCCCGAGCGTATAAGTTCCGGATCGATCTTTAACGGTATAAGTTAATGCCGTAACTTTTGCCACCACCACACAGGTTTTCCCGCTCGTCTGTCCCGTTATAATATCATCAGCCTCCCAATCAGAAGCGGGAGCCACATCAAGAGTTATTGTCTCGGTATTTGTATCGGCTTCCTGAATTTTAACGTCTAAAGTTGCTCCTGCTGCATTCATTCCAGCGGCTAAAGTCACTAAAGCCGTATAGCCCAAAACATCAACCCCAGTGCCCAGATGATCATATGCCGTCGTTGTGGCATACTCATCTGATATAAGAGATTGAGTTTCATCAATATTGTCGGCAAAGGATCCGGAATCAAGGCGGAGGTGTAGCTTTAGTTCGGCTAATGTGATTGGTTCTAGGACCGGAGCCGTTTGGAGAACCACATTCATGTGATCACCTTTTTAAAAATAGGCCGTCATAGGGACCGGCCTATGCTCTATTTATTAAAATCTTATAAGCCGGTAGGCACTTCTTCCCAGGTTAAACCAATGTTGACATCAACACCAGCCGCACCAAGGGCACCTATCACAGCCACGGTTCCGGGTGCGAATCCAAAAGCACCCTTCAGATCGCCGCTGATAACTTCTGCTCCGACCGTATTGATTGCCGCCGTGTTGTGAAACAAAGGCCATGCAATCACCGGGGCAACCTGTATTGTCGCGACTGAATAAGCAATACAAGATCCCGCCACAAGCCCAGTCGATCCGGTAAGTAATGATTTCCCGGTCAGGGTAGCCGCCGTTGTAGTCGTTGGCACAATCGTTTGTGCACTAACAGCAAGCACCATTCCTGTCATTGTGGCCGAGGTAGCCCACACGGTCACGCTCCATAGTTTCGGGATCATATTGACACCGCTGGTAGCCGGGTTATAAACAATCAATCCGATTGCTGCCGTTGCGGTATAAAGTGCCACATCCTGGGTTTGGCAGAAGGCAAAAAACATTTTCCCGGCCTGGGTTTTATCCTGGTAACCGTCTTCTACAACCAGAGCCCCAAGACTGTTGCCCCGGAGCGGGTTTGTCCCTGTTGATGCAGGGGTATTTCGTCCAATTTTAGCAAACATGATTTAAACCTCCTTTATAGTTTTTATAACAATTCTGCTCGTTTAAGGGCTCGTGCCTTACGCAAATCCAGGGTCCAGCCATCAGCATACCTGATAAACTCGTCTCCGGTATCAACCGCGTGAAATGGCGATCCTGCCGGATATGCGCTTGTGTCCGTGAGTTCGTCCAGATCGGCTAAAACGCCCTGATAAGGCGTAATGGTCGTAATTTTTTCAATCGTCATGATTCTTGCCTCCTTTTACAGTATGGCCGTTACATAAGCACCAGGATCAACAGGAGTATAAAAAATTGAAAACTGGGCTGTTCCTGCCGTCAATACTGCAATCGAAGTCAAAGCCCCTAAAGTGCCATAAGTTGGATCGACTGTTGCTGTAGGCGCGACACCAATAACCATCGGCGTAATCGCACCAACTGATATGCCAGCGGTTCCCACAACACTTAATGCCGTTAGGCCATTCCCAACCAACGAAACTCGTCTTCCTTGTACAAAACCATGAATGGTTGTACAAACAGCCGAAATTGGTTGTACCGCAATGACCGGGGATGTAGAGGTATAATTAAACAATATCAATGCAGTGGCCCCAACCAGAGTAGTGGCCCCAACCTCTAACCACATTTCATGAATTTTTATGCGATTATAGACATTAAAAATCTCCGTCTGTACAACTCCCCAAGTCGCATAACTTACTTCCTTGGATGTCTGAACCAGCAGACCATTCTTAATATCTCCGATTCTAGCTTGTGTTGATGGACTATAATTTGCCATAGCTTTTCTCCTTTGGGCTGACCCTGTTCGGACCTCGCCCGGTTATGGGGGCGGGCTTTCACCCGCCCCGGTTAATTTAAACTACTGCCATTTGGGTTGTGCTGGATTTCGCATATCTGGCACCGCTTAGAACCGCAATTGCAGATCCGACTGAAGCTGCTCCGGGATCGGCTATACACATTCTAAAACCGATATCACCTTGCACCAAGAGTTCTGCATCAAGCTCGATCACATACATACTGGGAACGCCGCCTGCAACCGGGATCAACCCTGCTGCGGCTGTAGTCGTCCAAGTTCTTGTCCCCGGAATGTCACCATTTGCTAAAATCTGTGATGTTTCATATCGGTAATATGGAAACATGATTTTAGTTGCCGTTCCTGGCACAATGGTATCGCATGATTCAATTGTAACAACCCCTGCTGCTAACGGATTTACTCCGATGCTATAGATGATTGTGGCATGGACATAATTTTCCATTAGCACAATTACCGGACTTTTAGCCGCAGCCAGCGTGTCAATATCAAGCGGATAATACAGAGTCACAATTTGACCCTCTTCAACTATGTTAAAACCTTTTGCTCCCATGATTAAAATACCTCCTATTTTAGTATGTCCGGGGATTGCTCCCCGGATTGGTTATTGAGTTTACTAGCTTCTTGTGGCTAATGCCACGAAATGGCTTTGGGTTGCGCCTGATCCGCCCTTGTAAGGCGTTAATGCGGAGGCTCTCACGGGCTGTCCGTCAACACGCATGACGAATCTGAATACGGACTCATCGTAGATGAATCTTACATGTATCGACATATCCGCTGCAATCCCACCCTTCTCGGCCAGAATATATCCATTGGTAAGATCTGCAAAAATAATGTCTCCAATCGTCCCCAATGTTGCTGCTTGCTCAATCGCAATAACCGGGCGTCCAAAAAGACTCCCATAGGGCTGTCCGCTCAATCCTCCAGCCGGCATATAGATCAGAGCACCACCAGTTCCAACAGCCACACTCATAGTAAAGAGCTGCGGTTCAATATTCTGGTTGATTAACCAGACAGCATTCGGCCGGCTTTGAGCGAAAATCCGAGAGTACATGTTGATCACGTTTTCGGCCACCACCGTAGCGGCATGTTGGCCAGTTTCTTTGGCCACTGATACCAGACATCCAGCGTTGAGAATACCGAGAGGTTGCCCGACCCCGGTTCCATTGATAATCGCATCATCCAGAAGGAACCCGAATTCCGAAACA